AAGCCGTACCGTTTGGGCGGCTAGGCGACTACAGGGTATCGGCTACCGAGCCAACCGCAATTTTCAAACCGGAGCATCAGGGAAACTACAAGCTCACTGAAGAGCAGAAAGAAGAGATCAAGGAATTACAGAGACAGGCAGAAGTCAAGAAGGCAGAGAACTATAACAAGGCAGCGAAACGAGCGCAGTCTGCATGGGAACGTGCGCTACCTGTTGAGCGCCATCCTTACCTAGAAAGGAAGGAGGTCTTGAGTTACGGGCTAAGACAAAACGAACAGGGTCTATTGATGATCCCCATGTACGATGGTCAGCTGACGATTGTCGGTATCCAGTACATCAGTGAAGACGGCAGCAAAAAGTTTCTTACTGGTTCCAAAAAAAGCGGCAGCTTTTTTATACTCGGTGATGAAATTTTAAAAACCAGCGACGTGGTCAATTACGCCGAGGGTTACGCAACAGCTGCTAGTTATTACGCTGACTTCTCGCAGCCAGTCGTCGTCGCATTTGATGCCTACAACCTTTCGCCTGTCGCAGAGGTTATGTGGGAGCATTTCAGTGACCGCAAACACATCTTCATTGCAGACAATGATCCAGAATCCAACACGGGAGAAAAGGAAGCGGTTAAGGCCTGCCAGTTTATTAGAGGCAAGAACGGTCAGGCAGATGTGTGGATGCCAGAAACAAAAGGCGACTACAACGATCATAAAAATGCCACTAAGGCGCTTGAGGGTGAGCTGCTACCGTCTCTGAGGAATATAGACGTACCAGTAGACTATGACTTCTCCAAGAGCAGTACAGGGCGTTACCTGAACACCAAAGAGAACATAAACGGCGTACTCACCGTTCAGGGTATCCGGGTTGTCTACAATGTAATTAAGAAGGTCATGGAAATTGACATACCCAACATGAACTTTATCGATGACCTCAAGGAAGATGCCTCGCTGATCGAGATTGAAAATCGGTGTATCAACATGGGCATACCTCACACCAAGGTTTCGGATTACCTGAAGATTCTGGCCAAGGAATACAATCCTGTTAAGGAGTGGATGGAATCAAGGCCATGGGATGGCCGCAGTCGCCTTCAGGAGTTCCTAGATACGATAGGAGCGCCAGACAACGAGGCATTGAAAGAGATGCTCATGAAGAAGTGGCTGATAAGCTGTGTGGCGGCAGCTTGTGAACCAAACGGGGTGGAACTAGAGGGCATCTTAGTCTTTCAGGGCAGTCAGGGGCTGGGTAAGACATTGTGGTTTAAGCGGCTGGCTAATTATGAAAGTGGCTGGCTGTTGGAGGGCGCTACGCTCAATCCAAGCGACAAGGACTCAGTGAAAAGGGCTGTAAGCCATTGGATAGTGGAGTTGGGGGAGATTGAGTCTACTTTCAAGAAGTCTGATATAGACCAGCTGAAAGCTTTCGTAACGGCGCGTAGCGATGAGCTGCGTTTACCGTATGACAGGGGCTTTTCGCGGTATCAGCGGCGTACAGCGTTCTATGCGAGCGTCAACGCCCGTGAATTCCTGACGGATACGTCTGGAAATCGAAGATTTTGGGTAATTCCGGTGAGGAGCATCAATTTTAACCATGGAATCGACATGCAACAGCTCTGGGCGGAAGTGAAGGAGACCATGTACGTGCAGGGGCAGAAAAACTGGTTTTTGTCGCCCGATGAGCGTGAAATGTTGAACGATTCCAACGAAATTTACCGCACCCAGTCGTCAGTCGAGGATTTGATACTCGAACATGTACGATTTGGCAGCAGACAGACAAAACCAATACAGATGACCAAGCTTTTGAGGGATTTAGGCATCTCAAACCCAAGAATGCCCGATTTCAAGGAAGCGGCACGCATCCTACATGAGAAAGGAATAGAACCAAGGAGAAGTAATGGAAAGAAAGTATACGATCTCGACTATGACAAGCCAGATGAAGAGGATTCTGGAGGATATAAAGGTTATGGCGGAGGATATGACGACTGACCATAGTATCAAGCGCTCTTTGGGGTATGTTGCGCTGGCTGTAAGCTTTGTGGCGGGTGTTTTGGCTATCTTGCCCGTTGTTGTATGGTTCGGTGCTGGCAGGCTGGCTAACGAGCTACTGGAGGAGGAGTGATGGCTGAAGAATATAATACCGATCTGGTAATCAAAGTTATCGAAGAAAATAAGAGGCTGGAAAACGACATCAGGAACTGGCAGGCACGTTACGATGCGCTGATTAAAACTAACGAGCATCTCAGGCACAAAGGAAGCGCTGTTACATACTCAGGCTTTACCAAAGAAGAGGTGCGGTTGATGATCAATCATATGCACCCGGATAAAAACGGCGACAAAGAAATCTACAGCAGCATTATGAAGAAACTAAACTCTATCAGGGAGGAGTGATGAGGATATTTCTAACGGAGTTTACTTGGGATGGGGTGCTTTATGACGGGCCACAGTTACTGGCCGATTCAAGGCATGAAGCGCAGCTTATGGCCGAGGGTTCGGGCCTGATTATCGTGGATGAAATCAAGGATATGGTGCTGACGGAGGCAGGGTTAGAGACACTGCACTAGTCATGGCCGTGTCGATGTATTGTCTAGTATAACTGGACACGGGAGAAAAGAGTGTGAATGACCCTCGAAAAGCATACCCTATACACTGCATGCCAACCTGCCCTCAAACCCCCATTCTTACTGGGTTTATTACTATAGGTAGTGTTAGGTAATAGTAATAGATAAGTAGATATAACAGCACATAAACAAGGGAAAAAGCAGTTATGTGAAGAGCAAATAGGTAGTAACGCGGTTATATATACCCTACCCTACCTAAAACGGTTGGAGACAAATATGGATGAAGAATTTACTTACAACGGCAACCAAAGTTTTGAACAGAATTTTGATCGATGGTTTGTCCTTAACAGCGAAGAAAGATCAGCGTACAATTTGAAACCATATGAACGAGAAGAAGCGAAAAATATCTTTGCAAACTACGTGAGGGATCAATGGCAGGTAGACCGAAAAAAGAAAAACCCAAGCTAGTCGCAATACCGGATCAATTCGATAAGGATGAAGAGCTGGGGATAACTGCCATGCAGAATGCATTTGTCTGGCATTATACCGAAGGCGCTTGCAGTCAAACAGAAGCGGCTCGAAGAGCAGGCTTCGAGTTCCCGTCCTCAGCTGCCAACAAGATGCTGAATGGGAAGACATTCCCCAAGGTGACCAAGGCTGTCAGGCTCAAACAAGAAGAGCTGAGAGAGAAGTACGCGATCACTCCAGAGAAAACTGGCAGCATGTTGTGGAAGATAGCCGAGACTGCATTTGAAGATGGACATCACAATGCGGCTGTCAGCGCGATCAAAGAGCTGAATCAACTCGCTGGTTTAAACATCAGCAGATCCCAGAACCTCAACATCAACGCCAACATAGACTCCATGTCCAGCGAAGATATCAAAGAGAGATTGTCAAAGCTTCTTGGCGCTGAGCAAGTCGAACCACAAAACAACGACTACTGACAAAAAAAACCTAATTTCTGCCCCGCCGCTCCGCCCCGGCTCAGAAATCCTCCAAAAATCGAGCAATCCCCGTAAGTCATTGATTTGCAAGGCTTTTTGCTGTGTGCAAGCATGTGTAAATGT